GAACAGCGTTTGATTGGCAAAGGTTTATCATTAATGCAATCCTAGCTAAAAATGATGATGGATTATGGACGCATATGCAATTTGGCTATGCTGTTCCTCGTCAAAATGGTAAAAACGAGATTGCTGCAATTCGTGAACTTAAAGGATTGGAAGATGGGGAGCGAATACTCCACACAGCACATAGAACAACAACTTCTGCAGCCGCATTTAATCGTCTATTAGCAATACTTGATGAAATGGGTTATGAAGAAGATGAAGATTACACGAAGATAAAGGCAACAGGACGAGAACAAATAAAGTTCTTAATAAACGGTAAAGGTCAGATTGATTTTAGAACAAGAACTAGCACAGGTGGACTAGGTGAAAGTTTTGATTTATTAGTCATTGACGAAGCGCAAGAGTACACAGATGACCAACGAAGTGCTTTGATGTATACAATTGCAGCTAGCCAAAATCCACAAACTATATACACAGGAACTCCACCTACTCCAATTTCGAGTGGAACAGTGTTTACTAAATTAAGAGAAAACGCACTGTTTGGTGTAAGTGAAGACACAGGTTGGGCAGAGTGGAGTGTTGATAAACAATCCGATCCACGTGATAAAGATTTATGGTACCAGGCAAACCCTAGCTTGGGGTTACGAGTATCCGAACGTAATATCCAGTCGGAAGTTGGTAATGATGATTTAGATTTTAATATCCAACGCCTTGGATTGTGGATTCAATATAACCAGAAATCAGCCATATCTGAAAATGAATGGAAAGAGCTACATGTTGAGACACTACCTAAATTAAAAGGCAAGTTATTTGCTGGTGTTAAATATGGGTACGATGGAACGAATGTAGCTTTAAGTATTGCTGTTAAAACAGAGGATGACAAGGTATTTGTTGAAACAATAGATTGTCAAAGTCTTAGGAATGGTCATGGTTGGATTATACATTTTTTAAGAAATGCTGATGTGCAAGAAGTCGTCATTGATGGTGCGAACGGTCAGAACATATTAGCGGAAGCAATGAAACAAGCTGGAATAAAAAAACCTATATTGCCGACAGTAAAAGAAATCATTGTTGCCAATTCAACGTTTGAACAAGCGCTATTCCAACAAACAATCGCACATAAAAGCCAACCGTCACTTTACCAAGTCGTGACAAACTGTGAAAAACGAAACATCGGATCAAATGGTGGTTTTGGTTATCGATCACAGATTGAAGAAAACGATATTGCATTATTGGATAGTGTAATCCTTGCTCACTGGATAGCCAGTAATGATAAGCCGAAGAAACCGNAACNNAAAATAAGGTATTAGGAGGTGGAATAATGAGTGACAAATATTTAAAAGAAATAGCTAAGGAGTTAAATCTGATTCGGAAAGAATTGCAGAAATTTAATAAACTATCTGAACCTAAAGTGATTAAATTTGATAGTTCTATTGATTTGGAACAGTTAAGAAAACACGGTGAGAAACAATCTGTTTATATTTCAAAAGAATAATTTGGAGGTGATCCATTATCTCCTAGCTAGTGGGTGACTAGTCTTGTAAAATCAGAAGGTGGTGAAAACTTGGCGAAGTATCGTAAAAAACCAGTTGTTATTGAAGCAATGAAATTCACTGATGAAAATAAAAATCAAGTCTTTCATTGGATTACATGTAGTGTAACTGCCGATTTCAATGACGGTAAACCTATAATAAGGATTCAAACACTCGAAGGGGTTATGATAGCAGAACTCGGTGATTACATCATCAAAGGTGTTAAAGGTGAGTTCTATCCTTGTAAACCCGATATATTCGAACAAACATATGAATTAGTTGAATAACTTGCACCTAGCAGACAAGCGTTAGGTGCTTTTTATATGCCTAATTGCGTCTTTTTAGCATTTATGGACGTTAACTATTAAAGCTAGTCGCAGACGTAACTGCGTAATCAAATCGTAACTAAAATTGGAGGTAATTATTTATGAACAGAGAGTTTCTACAAAGTTTGGGTTTAGAAAAAGATGCAATCGACAAAGTGATGGCTGAACATGGTAAAGCAATTCAAGCAGTCAAGCCGGCAGACTATGAAGAATTGAAAGACGAAAAAGCCACACTCGAACAACAACTGAAAAACCTACAAACAACATTAGCAACCAAAGACGAACAACTAAAGTCAGTTGAAGATTTAAAGAAAGAAGTCGAAACTTATAAACTTAAAGAATTAAAAACTAGCATCGCTATCCAAGCGGGATTACCGCTTGAATTAGCCGGTAGATTAAGCGGTGAAACGGAAGAAGAAATAAAAGCGGATGCTGAAAAGTTAGTTGATTTAATTCCTAAAAACAAACCGTTACCGCTGAAACCGACTGAACCACCTGTAGATGATAAACAACGAGAACTGGAACAAATGTTAGATGAACTAACACGAAAAAACTAAATTTTAAGGAGAGATATTAATATGGCAAATACACATAATTCATTAAAGGCGGGAAGTTTATTTCCTGCATCAGTAGTTAAAGAAATTTTTAGCAAGGTACAAGGACACTCGGCATTAGCTAACTTATCAAATCAAGAGCCTATTCCATTTTCGGGAACAGAACAATTTGTTTTTAACTTAGAGGGTAACGCTCAAATTGTTGGTGAAGGTGAAGAAAAGAAACCAGGTAAAGCGACACTTACATCTAAGGTTATCAAACCCTTAAAGTTCGTTTATCAAGCACGTATCACAGATGAGTTTATCCACGCTACAAAAGAACAGCAATTGAACTATTTGGGTGCTTTTTCTAACGGTTTTGCAGTTAAGATTGCAGAAGCGTTTGATATTGCAGCTTTACACGGTTTAGAGCCACGCTCAATGACTGATGCATCATTTAAGGCTACAAATAGCTTTGATGGACTAGTTACGGATAATGTAATTGAATATAACGCAGGAAACATCGAGGATGACATTGAAACGTCTGTACAGACAGTCATTTCTGGCGGTGGAAGTGTTAACGGTTTAGCTTTATCACATCAAGCGGCATCTGCACTAGGAAAAGTAGCAATCAATGGTGTACCGCAGTATCAAGAGTTCCGTTTTGGTGGTCGCCCTACATCATTCCATGGAATGAAAGTTGATGTTAACAACACCCTAGTAACAGTCGCAGAAGGTGCTGAAAAGGACCATGCAATTGTTGGTGACTTTAACAACTCGTTTAAATGGGGTTATGCTGCTAACATTCCTATGGAAATCATTGAATACGGTGATCCAGACAACACTGGTCGTGACCTAAAGGCTTACAACGAGATTTTATTACGTGCTGAAGCTTACATCGGATGGGGCATTTTATTGCCAGAAAACTTTGCTCGAATTGTAGAAACTGGCGAAAACGGTGAAAACGGCGAAAACGGTGATTAATATGAAGTACAAAAATGTTAAAACAGGGGTAGTCATTGAGACTACCTCTAAAATTATTGGAGAGGCTTGGAAATTAGTAACTGATGAAGTTAAAGAAACTGCGGTAGGAACTGAAACAACAGAAAAATACGTTGAAGAAGAAATCGATTTAGGATCAATGACCAAAGCAGAATTAATTGAACTAGCAAAAGAAAACGACATTGAAGTAAACGAAAAAGACAAAAAAGAAGTTATCATTGAAACAATCGCAAAAGCATTTGAATAAAAGGCGGTGTAATTATGACACCATTTGCAAACTATTGATGATTTAACNAANNTNTGGCGACCAATGACACCAGACGAACAGATACGAGCTGAAGCATTACTTCCGGTTGTATCTGACAATTTGAGGATTGAAGCTGATAAGGTAGGTAAAGATTTAGATGAAATGGTAGCTGATAATGAAACGTACGCAAATGTGGTTAAGTCAGTAGTTGTAGATATTGTATCAAGAGCCTTAATGACATCTACAAATCAAGAACCAATGACGCAGATGTCTGAAAGTGCTTTAGGATATTCTTGGCAAGGCTCTTTTTTAGTTCCTGGTGGTGGGCTGTTTATTAAGAGGTCAGAGCTGGCAAGGCTAGGCTTACGCAAGCAAAGATATGGGGTGATTGA